CGTCTCGTATCCGCCAGCGAAGTCGGCGTAGTCCTTCATGCCGTCGGTCATGGTCTGACCGGCTTTTCCATAAATTGCAGTAAGTTCCGTTCGGATGGTCTGCAACTGTAACTCAGCGCGGCCACGCTCCATGTCGGTTAGCTCGCCCTGACTCAACCGGCGACGTATGACATCGGCAGCCTGTTTAAGGAACGTGGCCAGCTTCTTGACCTCGCCAGCCTTGAGACGTTCCAGCATCACCTGCTGTCGTGTGGCTAGCGACGTGATGGCTGTCACAACTCAATACCGCCGGTATTGGTCAGTTCGTCAATTTCTTCCTGCGTCCGTTCAGCCTTGATGAGGCCGGCGCGCTTGAAGTATTCCTGAACGTCCTGCTTAGGAACGGTGCCAGACTGCCACGAGGCGACAAGTGCAGACACCATGGCCGGGTCCAGAGACGGCACGACGTAATCGGTAGACAGTGTAAACGCGCAGTCCCCAGCGCCACCCATGAAGGCTTGCGCCCACTTGAGCGCCAGCGTGTAGGCTTCGGAGACGTTGCTGGCAGAAAGCGACACGACAGAATGGGATACTGATTGCTCTCCACTTGCCTGCGTTGCCGTCTTGACAGCCTCGCCAGGCGTAATGAGTCGAGCGCCTAGCGCAATCATGCGCTGTTCAAGGTCTGCAAGCTCTTTCTGGATTGCGGTGTCGGCGGTCACCGTGGCGTAGGTGAAGTTGCCACCAGCCGGCAGAAGGAACGGAGCGCGGGATCCGACAACGATGCCGTTCTTTTCCAGCCAGTCGCGCCAGTCTGCGTCAAGGCCTGTGATGACCGGTTGCGGCTGTCCTGCGTAGTACAGCGCGTTGTACCAGTCTGCCCCGAGTTGATAATGCTTGCGATTGACCGCAGCAAGATCGAACAGCGGAGCCATGTCGATTCTGCTGTCATTGTTCACTGCCCCGATGAATGTAAACGGGATGGACGCCCACGGATTGCCGGAAGCATCGAGCGGGACGGATTCGTCCACCACCTCCCAGAATCCGGTTACCTTGTTCTTGCGCCAGAGTCGAACCTGGTACACGCCATCCAGCCGAAGCTCTCGAAGCTGCCGCACTTCCTCGTTAGCGAAGTCGCCTGCCTCGCTGGCCTTCTCTGACAGCACGACAAGCGAAAGCACAGACTTCCCGCCTACGCGGGTGTGCTGCCAGTTGATAATGTCCTCAGCGTCATAGTGGCAGATGTTCGCCCTGATGATGCCGGACTGCATATCAGCGACAGAGACAGCGCCATCCACCTTCGGAAAGTCCACCAGCAAGCCAGCGCGCCCTGTGGTCAGCACGTCCTCAAGGCTTTTTTGTGACTGCTGATAGATAGACAGGCCTTTGCCGTCGGCATCCTCTGCCATGTATGCCAGGTTTGCCGGTACAGTCAGGGATGGTGGCGTCATGTAGGCCATGCCGATTAGTGACTGACGGGTGCGGCCCACGACGTTCATGTACATTGCGCGCTGCTTGTAGCGCGTATATATGGCTTCAAGCTCTTGGCGCGTCTCGCCGCTGGCCACGACAGGATTAGGGAGCAGCTTCTCGCCGGCCCGCTTTACGGCGGCCTCGCCTTTGCACAGCGTATCGACAGCATCCCATTCTGGCAGTGCTTCATCGTATTCTGGCCGCTGGTAGGATACGTCTGCCATTAGTATGCTCTCTTGAGGCTGATTCCGATGGGTTTGTTACGTTGTATGAGCGGCCCCAGAGCGTACCGGATCGCATCAATCGTATGGTTATGCTTGTCGATTATATCCGTTAACACATCGCCTGTCAGCCTGTCAATTTTGTAGCTGTAGTCCATAAACTCTTGGGCAACGTGCTCACACCTTGAGTGAATGATGATCTTCTCGAATGACCTCATAAAGGCAATGCCGTCCTCTACGCTTCCAGGCCACTTCTTACATGCTTCAATCCTGAATCCCTTGCCCGCTATATGACTGATGGTCTCAGGGCGCGCATTGTCAGCCCGTATCAAGTAGCCACGGCTGCCAGGTACAGCAGAATCGAAAAGGGCTGGAGTATCATCTAGCTCGCATCCTACCTTATATGCTTCCCGCTCAATATACAGCCTTTCGCCAGATACCCAGCACTTAACAAGCGTCGTTGGGTCTGTCGAGAATCCCCAATCTGCCCCAAGGTACGGACCATCCCAATCATCTGACGGCTCAAAGTCGTCTATGGCCCATTTGCCATTCATAACCTGAGCATCAGAGTTCTTTAGGTATGCCCCCTCCCATATATGAGCATACTTACCAGGATCCATGATCCGTTGTGCGCGCTTTCGCTGCTCTTCTAGAACATCTGGGAACCACGGATTGTCTCGCCAGTTCAGGCTGATGATCTTTGACCGCTCCGGTACGTCATCCCTGAATAGCTTGTCTACCGGGCTACCTTGTTTCTTTGGATTCCAGACTACCCATATTTCTGACTTGGGCGTGCGGATGGTTGGCTCCAGGTCATCCCACGAATACTGTGGAACGTCCTCCGCTTCCTCGACAATGCAGAGGTCAATCTGTGCGGTCGACTTGATGCTGCTGATATTGTGGCGCAGTCCCTTGAAGATGAACTCTGTGCCGTTATGCCCGCGCAGGTAATCAACACCGACGTCATAGGCAGCGGCCAGCCATGGCTCGGAGGCTATGGCGTTCTTTAGCTCGGCGTGGAATGACTCTTTGATTGAGTCTTGAATGTCGCGGGTACAGAGTATGCGCAGTGGCTCCATGTACCCGTATATTGCTGCCATCTTAGCGAAAGAGAACGACTTAGCGGAGCCACGCCCGCCATATGCACCACGGTATCGAAGCTCACCACGAGGCGGCGCAAATACTGGCACCAGCTTAGGCGGCAGCTTAACGTCAACCTGCGTCATCTTCGCCAGCTACTAGCCTGATAGTTGTTGGCATCGGACTCATGCTGCGGTCTTCGCTCTGGTGGTTCAGGTCAGTGGTTTCTCGCCATCCCATACGGGTCTTGGCCCAGAACATTGCCGAGCGCACGCAATCGGCATAGGTTGCCCCATTCTTCAGAGCCTGCCCTGAAGCAGCACCATAAAGGAACTTAGCAACAGCCGCATCTGCCTTAATCTGCGCCATATCAAGCTCTTTCCGGTAATGCTTGCGCAGTGTCTTGGCATCGATCCCGATGTAAGTGGATATGTCCTCGTGCGGTACGCCAAAAGACTTAAGAGCAGAAACTTCTGCGCGAGTTTGCGGGGTTGGCTCATGTGGCGGGTTAGCCATCGCGTGAACCTTCTTTAGAATGGAGCGCCTGGGTCGGAGTTGCACCGCCGCTCTCTGACTGGTCGCCAGAGTTAGCCTCTGTCAAGCGCTTTGGCTTACCTTTATACATTCCAGCGCCCATTTCGTCAATTTTACTGAACGGCAAGATCGGAACCGTAAGGCGCTGGCGTGCTGCTGGGTTGAGAAAGTAGATGTATCGGAGTTGGTAACCCTCAAGCTCAACCGCCCCAAGCGGCTTTGATGCCTTCCCGTTGTTTTTTCTTATTGCAACGCCTTTTGTTTGAGCCATTCTAGTTGTTATTTCGCCATTCGGCATCTTCCATATCCCAGTGTTATGTTTCACGTCCGTAAGAATGAAACCACTCGCCCTGTATATCGTGCCATCGCCACACTGGCACCCATCCGCAAAAGATACAACCCACTCTATATGAGGGTAGTGTTTTCTAATCAACCTGAATGCGATAGATAGCGCCCTGCTTTCACTATTCCGAGGAAGGCGCTCGGAAAATGCCATTCGGTTGAGCTCAATAAATCCATTCCATCCGGTACCTTCAACCAATCCAATAATGACCTTCTTGACCATTGACGGCCCAAACTGCATAGCACCCTCCAGTCTGCCATTCAGGTACACCCCGAAATGCAGCTGACTGTTAGGCACAACCTTTTGGCTGTAATGCACCCGCTTTACTAGGGCATTGGCCGCCTGTGCGCTTATCGGCTTTATAACGATATCTTTTGCGCTAGACATTTCGCGCATCCAGCCATTGCTGGCAAATCAGCGCCAGGGCGTTGCCGTTGGTGTTTTCGTTTAGCCCGGTGTCGGAAAGCGGGTTAGTTCTCGCGAGGGTAATAGCATCGTCCACAATCGCGGCCTGCTCATCATGCAGGGTGAAGGTCTTTTGCTGAAATGGCTCCTTGTCACCATCTGGCAAGTCAGGCATACCGACTGACTCGCCCTCGTCAAAGTCTAGCGCCTCAATCTCCCCCAGCTCAAACCCCGTCAGCTCCAGGTCGAACCCCATATCAGCTAGCTCGGCAAACTCCACGCGAAGCATCTCATCATCCCAGCCTGCATCTAGCGCAAGCCGGTTATCCGCGATTACATAGGCTCGGCGCTGCGCGTCTGTTAGATGGCTCGCCTCAATTACCGGCACGGTCTCTATGCCTAGCTTTTGCGCCGCCATAATCCGCCCATGGCCAGCTATGATCCCGC